TGGAAAATGTCGGCATAGTTCGAACGTCGGAGTGTTCTAACAAAACGAAGCGCAAGTATGATTACGCGTTTAGCTCGTGGCTGTTTTTTAGCCCGCATCCACCGAGCGTGACGAAAGGTTCAAATAAATTTGTTACCGTATTGGATATTAATGGAACACCAACGGTGTCATATAAGGCTTCCACAAACGAGCTGCAATTCTCACTTAGAATAAATGAGCGCAGCGGAGGGACTGAAGATGCGACACAAGCGCAAGTTATTGGCGCATCAGTAACAACTGCGACTGCGGATGCAAATGAGAATGTTGCCGATTATGAATACGACGCCGCGGAGACGGCAGATGGGACGGACGCCGCAGCACCTCAAAAACCAAAGGACGCGCCCCCGATTACGAGTTCGGTTGTTGTTCACACGATTCAAAACGTGCCGCTGCAGCGATGGAATCATTTGTTTTATAATTATGACGGCTCGAATATAGATATATTTTTAAACAATGAGCTTGTTGTAACACTTACCGACTATGTGCCTCTAATTGAATACGGAGGAATCAAATGCGGGGCCCCCAGCGGCGTAATTGGAAACATTGCCAACGTCACTGTTTTCAATCATCACGTTACAAAGGACGTTATAAGCGGCATTTATATGACCCACAAGGACGCATCTCCTCCGATAGCATAGCAAGAAGATTAAGGATGCGCTCTATTAAAATGTGTTCTTACAAAAAACGTAGGTAGATAAATATAATGTCTCCTCTGAAAGCATAGAATTAATTAACCAAGAAAATATTATAATATAATATTAATAATAATATATTATAATATAATAATAATAAAAATAAAAAAAATCTTATAAAAATATATTGTACGACATGTACGATGGTATATATGGTATGTACGATGGTTATAACTATCCGATGAACCACCGCGAGGACATATCTTATATGAAAAACCTCGAATCCAAAAGAAAACGAAAACAATTAGAAGATAACAGAATAAATAGTCATAGTCAAGTAACAAAAGAACAAATACAAAGAAATATAGAACTCTTACGAGAAAGGGCAAAGAAAAGAGAAGAAGCAGCGATATCCAGACGGAGAAATTATTTAGCCAACCAAAATTCAGATTTTAACCTAGGGGTCTATAATCCGTGGAACACTCCAGCTGATTATACCACATGGAGCGAGAACCCGTCGCAGCTACGACACGTCAAAACAAAAGCAGACCGCCGGGCCATAAAACGAATGCTAACTATGCGTCACAACAGTTGGACCGGGAAAATCATGGAAAGACCACCACCAACATCACCACCACCAACATCACCACCACCACCAACATCACCACCACCAACATCACCACCACCACCACCACCATCGCAATCGACACTTGAAAAAATTAGAAACTTTTTTAAAAAGCGTCCCTCCAGAGGCACAAAAGTTCATCCAGCTCCAGCAGGGGGTGGAAAAAGAAGTAAACGGTGCAAGAGTAAGAGAAATAAAACTAATAATAACAAAAATAAAAAATCATCATCTCGTCGTAACAAAAAATGCAAATACCGTAGAACCATTAAAAAATAGAGGAGGTGTAATCGTGTAAAAATATTTTCATAGTTTAAACTTAAGGAATATCCGCGTTTTAATTTACATTTATTTTATAAATATATTTATAAAATAATAATAATATATATTAACAATACACAATAATATTATATAATTCGTAGTTAGCATCACGTTAAGCAAAAAAAATAAAATGGAAACAACCACAATTCTTATGGGCGTATTCGTCATTTTATTGTTATATGTAATCTGGCAATATTTAACGGATTCGTATACCCAAATCGCAAACATGCAAAAGGCAAGTGTTAAAACCACCCTTCCCGCCAATACACTCCCTCCAAACACGAATCCTGCCAACTTCTCATTTTCATTATGGTTTTACATAACGGCGTGGTCTTGCAACAATGCAGCTAAGAGCATCTTTTCAATCAAAGGAAACGACCCCAGTAACCCCCGGCAGTTCTATATCGACTTGGGAGCGTGCCAGAACGATTTGGATGTCGGTATAATGTGCACCAGCGCGAATGCAGGTGGACAGCAGAAGAGTGTATGTCACGTCAACAATGTGCCACTGCAGAGGTGGGTGTGTTTGATTGTAAGCGTTTACGGTCGAACACTCGACATTTACCTCGATGGAAAACTGGTGCGAACATGCGTTCTGCCTGGAACGTCCACTGCGCTCATTTCACAAACGTCATTGACGAACCTCGAAATTGGTGGCGGGTTTGACGGGTTCATCACCAGCGTGAAATACAAATCCACTCCAGTCAACCCACAGGAGGCATGGAACACATATAGCGACGGATACGGCGGAAGCATGATGCAGGATATTTTGAACAAATATAAGATTAAGCTCAGCTTTTTGGTGGACGATGTTGAAAAACAGAGTGTATCTGTATAAACCACGAAATATTATGCAACAAACGAGAGAATGTAATTACGAAGTACTATTATAATCTAATCACAAGTATATAATAGTATTAATCAAGGTAATGAAGCAGAAGAATATATCGCGTAGAAAGAATACAAGAAAAAATGGGACCAGAATGGCAACGCGTCGCATTAACCGTAACCATAATTATGGTATGAATAATAAAAAATGGGGTTTTCATCTGTTACTCGATTGTTCGCATGGAGAACATAGTAGAATTACGTCCCAATCCAATATTTCAGAATTTGTCGACGCATTGGTTAAAAAAATAGATATGAAAAAATACGGAAAACTGTGGATAAATAAATTTGCCACACACGACCCATCAAAAGGAGGGATTAGTTTTGTGCAGATGATTGAAACGTCTAATATTACTGGCCATTTCGTAGATAAAACTGGAGATTTTTATATTGATTTGTTCAGCTGCAAGCCATATGATATAAAAGTTGCTGTTGACTTGGTCAGAACGTATTTCAAACCGACTAAAATTCATAAACGGTTTATTTATCGCGACGCAGCTACCAACCTAACCTAACCTAAACTAACGTCGCAGACGCCTCGTCATTCCTCTCTTACATTTTCGCCGCACCGAGCGCCGGCGTTTGGACCCACCTTCTGATATAGAACGAAGTTGTGTTCCTTCACCAGTTTTCTCGGCATGATGTTGCTTGGAAAATAATGTATCATGTAAAAGAGTGAGTCCTCTACTATGTTCAGATTGTCTCGTTTGTCTCAAATCTGAAGAATCACCATATTCGGAAGATATTAAACGAGCTAACTCGGATATAATTTGTGATATTCGTGTATGATCATTTTTTAACAAAGGCAAAGATAATGCTAGATCATCGGCCGATTGTGGGGATTCTGACTTAAATATCTTGGCGTTTTTATCGTCAGTGATTGATAAATCATAAAGATAAATTTTTCTACCATAATAGTGAGGTCGATGTATAACTAAAATACATGTATATTTATCTCCGTGGTCGCCTATAGTAAAATTGTAAGTATTCGACCCACCCTTCATTTTTGATTTTATTGGAGATTTTCTCGGTGTTGGTTTAGGTGTTGGTTTAGGGTTTATGTAGTCAGCCGCCGCGAGCATTCCTAAATTCGTTCCAATCGTCAGCACGTTAGCAAGCCTCGTCAATGGCCGAGCCATTTTTATTAGTTATTAGTTTGTTATAGAATTATATTTATAGATTTATAGATTACGATTATATTTTATTTCATTGTTAAAATATAATTTATATAATTTACTCAAACTCGGCGACGTGTGACGTGTGACGCGTATTTGATTAACTGTCAAAATACCATTTGGATGACAAGTATTTCGGCATCGTCTTTAATGAATCATCCGAAGAAGACAGATTTGGGCCGCGATTAACGATGTCCTGAATTTCACTCGTTCCAATCGCATAGTTAAAATATTGCAGGTCGGATATGTTTCCAGAAAACCCGCCACCCTGCGCAATGTAAACATTTCCGTAGTTTTGATACGGGATGCCCTTGAGTGTTTGGCGTTTTGTGAGCTGACCGTTAATATACACGTCGACCGTTGTATTGCGTGTTTTGATGATAAGGTTGATCCATTTTCTCACCGGTATGTTATCAATATCGATGGTGTCACGCGACCCGCCATTGGTGTTATACTTGTTCATTGCGATCTTCAACTTGATGGATTGAACGTTGCTTCTTGCTTCTGTGGAATTGACAGTAGTGAAGAACACGCCGGGAGATGCATTTGGACCTATCGTTTTCGATATGATATCATTGCTGGTCGTATCTGGACTTATATTATCACCCTTGTGAAAGATGTGCTTCAGTTTATCAGTAGCGTCCACATCTCGAATGAAAAACCATATGGACCACGTGTTTTCAATTCCGCCATCCTGGTTCACTGACCGTGTGATGGGAATTGAACCTTTAATACCGGGGTCTTGAGTAATGACCTTTGCTTCCGTTGCGTCAATTAAACCGTTTACAAGCATGGGTTTTGAATCTGGTGCCAAAAAAATGGACACGATGCTTATGCCTAAACGCAGCAAAATGATAAAGCCGAGAAGAACCAGAATTAAAAATGAGAATTTTGCAACCATTGTATTCGAATTCAAAAACTCGCTCGACCCGGACAAGAACGAATCCACCGCTCCTGAATTGAAACTGCTCAGCGATGGAAGCGAGAATCCAGAATCAGGTGCATTTGTTGTGGCTGCAGGAGCGGATGAGCTGCTTGATGAACCTGAACCGCTGCTTCCAAAATCTGGTATAAGACTTGCTAAACCGCCAGGTGCCGATGATGACGATGACGATGACGATGACGATGACGATGACGACGATGAGGATGGGTCCATTCTAATACGATATACTTATACTTTTATAGATGAATAATAATATAATTAATAATTAATTAATAAACTAAACTATTAAATTATTATATTATTATTTATTTTATAATTAATTACTTAATCTGTTCCACTATCTATCTATCTATTTCTACTACCAAAAAAATGGACGCTGGTTTTGGTCTGTTACTAAATCATTTGGCATAAAGCACAATTGGCGGTCGAAAAATGAAATAGTTGGAAGTGTCTTATTGGATGGAGTAACGTGCGATGCAGGCGAAACCAAATTCGTGGAATTGATACCGAACAGTTGGGATTCAACATCAACCGAATTGGAGCATAAAACGTCTCTGGGAAGAAAACTTGGAGCATAAAGCGCCGGAAATGCTGGCGTTTCGGCGACATGAAATGGTTCATACGCTAAATATTGCGCGGCGCCAGTATATAAGCGCTGGCGCATTGCGTAGTCATTAGAGTTATTAATATTGCGTGTGGATGCCATGATTAGAGTGGTAAAGCTATTGTATTAAAATATTTTTAGTTAAAGTGATATTTTATTTTATTTTAACTAAAAATGTTTATAATAAAAAACAAAAAAAAAATGTTTTTGATTTTTTTTGTTTTTTTTGTTTTTTGGTTTTTATTGCCGCCATATGCGGTGCGTGTGCGTTGTGCGTGTGTTTGTTAGTCATATGAAGGCACATCTTCTCCTTGTTCAAGTTTGATGCCATTTGACCAAATGCCGTCGAAGAGAACCGACTGTGAACCGTCACCGTGCATCATGACATGGCGTCCTTTGCCATGCATGACATCATTTTGCCATTCGCCGATATATTCGTGCCACTTCACGAGATGCATATTGTCTTCCGCTTCAGCTGAAATCGGGACCATTGCGCCGTAAATGAATGCCGCTGTGCGCAGAGTTCCGCTGCCGTGTTTCAGTCCGTCTTGCATCATGCCCATATATACGCTGCCGTCTTCATAGCTGTAAATGGCTTCGCCGTTGACTTTCTGTTTCTGTTGCTGAACTGTTTGAGCCATATCGATTGATTGATTGTTCGTTAATCCTGCTCTACATTTATGTCGCCCGGAATTCATTTCAATTTTTTTTCGTCAAACTCCGGTTGACCCAAAACCACCAGTCCCTCTTTCAGTTAGACCCAACTCGTTCTCGTGTTCCACTATCTGCACTAAAAACGGTTCTAATGTAGGGGAACAAATTTGGAATAATCGCGACATGGGTGGCGCATATCGGTCCAGGCACACATTGTTTACGCTGTCAATGTTGTCAACAACTGCCATAATTTCTCCCCTGTATCCGGCGTCAATAATTCCCACTGAATTTGCCATTCGAAAGGGGGTTTTGACAATACTGGACCGAGGATACAAGTAGTAACTGACCGGTTTTTCTGACGCAATGCGGTTATCGCCCGATTCAGCGGCAGCGGCAGATACAGATTCCACCATGGAGCATTTCACACTGAGCGGTGCGCGAAACGTGGCGTGCGATATGCAATTGTCCGTGTATCCGAATGCGTGGTCCGAGTAATCGTATGGCACAAATAAATCAAATCCCGAATCGGGATATTCGGTTTCACGCTGTTTTTTATTGTGCGCGGCAACCTTTTCGGTATACGCCTTTACAAGCTGCGCATATTTTTCAAGACTTTGATTCGGATGTTTCGCGATAAACATCCGCATGGTGTATTTTGGAACACCGGGAACCCATCTCGGAACATATTCCTTCAGAACATCCTGCGGTCTCGTGTCGTTACTCATATTAATAAAGTAAAGTTATGAAAACGAATGTAGAACTATATTTATATTATTTTTTATGTTTTTTATGTTTTTTATGTATTACCTACCGGTTACATGTTACAATATCATCTATCTCTGCGATTAAGTATTTAAAGATTTTATTATTTTCAATATAAACGCATCGCAATACACATATATATCATTACAACCAAACAATCCAAACAATCCAAACAATGTCTTCGTCTTCGCCCGCATCAAAATCAAACTCGGATAATGTCCTTACTATCAAGACGGTTCAAATTGCACCTATTCGAACTCTGATGACCGCATTAAAAGATATATTGCTCGAAACCAATATCACGTTCAAGAAGGACGGTGTTCGCATCGTGAATATGGACAAGTCGCACACCATGCTTGCGCACATGTTTCTGGCTGCTGAGAATTTCGAAGAGTATGAATGCCATAAAGAAAAAATCATTATCGGGGTCAACATGTTTCACCTGTTCAAGCTCATTAATTCAATTGACAACGACGATACGCTTACCATGTATATTGAGAACAAGGACTATAACGACGGTATTGTTTCATACCTGGGGCTGAAATTCGAGAACGGCGATATCAAGCAGTGCAAAACGCAAAAGCTGCGTCTGATTGAACCTGAGCCCGAAGAACTGGTTGAACCCAATGTTGTTTTCTCGTCAGTGATTAACCTTCCATCCGCCGATTTCCAGAAAATTGTGCGCGACTTGTCGTGCATATCCGACAAAATAGAAATTAAATCTGTCGGTAATGAACTCATTTTCCGGTGCTCTGGTCAGTTTGCAACCGCAGAAGTTACCCGTGTGGAAACAGACGGCAGCATGGAGTTCATTCATAAACAAAATGCGAGTAAAATTATTCAAGGCGAATTCTCATTGAAGAATTTGGGCTATTTTATAAAATGCACCAATTTGTGCAGCCAGATTGAAATGTATTTAGAGAATGACTTGCCTTTGGTTGTTAAGTACTATGTGGCGAGTCTCGGAGAAATTAAGTTGTGCCTTGCACCGCTTCCGAGCACGTCATAGGTGCGCATTCATTTCTTCCCATAATTTACAATAATAGCTGAAAGTTGTCGTTTAGCATTGCGCTTTGTCATCGGGCGTTTTGAGAAACACTTTCGGGAATTTCGTTTGCACACCCTAAATTTGGAAGTTCGCTTATATTTGCGAATAACATATGGCATTTTATATTTCGCGATTGGATTATTATTTACTTCTTATAGTTAATAAGTTAATAATTTCATAAATAAATATTAAATAAAAGTAAATAATACATTTCATATCATTCATTTCATCATTTCATAAATTTCATACGAACAATGAGCGATCCCGAAATCATCGATTTGGACGACTTGGGTGGTATTGGAGGGAAATCGTCATCCAATTTTGGAGGCGGACTCGAATTTCTTATGAATGATAAATTTAAAAACGACAGTGGAAGCGGAGGAAGAGGTGGCGGTGGCGGTGGCGATAGCGGCGACATTAATCTTAACGATTTAGCCGTTTTGGAGAGCGAATTGAATGATTTGTCTGGTTCGGGTGGTGGAGGCGGGTCATCCAAAAGAATTAACCGAGAAATGAAATCCGACATTTTTAGTGTCAGTTTTGGTGGGAGTAGCAGTAGTAGT